CCAAGGAGCCCATAGCATGATCGCCCGCGACGGCGTGCCATCGAGCCATACGCCGCCGTTGCCGCGCGTAGACCTCGGCGCATGGCCACCACGCGAGCCAGACGTACCGACCATCGACCTGAACTGCATCGAGCGGTTCATCGAGCAGGACCGGATATGGGACCTCGTGCGTCAAGCGGCCGGTGCTGAGGTGACCCCGATCGACATCCAGCGGCTGTGTGCGCCGTTATGAGCACGCGGATAACCCTCACCGCCGATTTCTACGCGATCCGAATCCATATCGGCGAGACGCTGCACTTGCATGTCGACCGCTCCAAACTGCTTGCCGTCCAGTCGTGGTGCGATCACGAGCACAGCTTCAGTGTTGAGTGGGTGATGGTCGGCGGCGCGATGGTTACTGAATACACCGACCGTGAGCGCTGGCAGACGATCCTGAAGCACGTGGAGGATATCCTGTGACCGAACCGGTCCCGAGCATCACCGAAGTCACGAGTTATACGGAATTGATCGCAGGGATCCGCGCAAAGGTGGAGCGTATGAATCTCCGCCAGGCTGACTTCGACGAACTCGCTGGTTTCGCGCCAGGGCTATCCGGCAAGGTTTTCGGGATGCTGCAGGTCCGCACGCTGCGGCTCGAGAAGCTATTTGATGCTCTCCGTGCCGCAGGGCTGCGGCTGCGGGTCGAGGATGATCCTGATCAGGAAGCGAAAATGCTCGCTCGCATCGCTGCTAACTACAATCTGAGAGAAGCAAATCAGTCGCGTCCTGGGCATGCATCTACAACGCCTAGTTCAGCCGTTCTGACCCGCGTTTTCAAGGCTATGGGGCGCACTGGAGGCAAGGCGCGATGGCACAGGAAATCGAAGAAGGCGCGCTCCGACCACATGAAGATGATGGTCATGGCACGCGAGAAGAAGCGGCGTCTCAAGAAACTGCGCGTGGCAAAGACGAAGCGGAATCGGGATGCAGCCCAGATCGCAACCATCGTGAGCGTGAGCGCATAAGAGCGAAGCGGCAATCCGATCCGATCTATCGCCGCCTGGAGCGGTTTGCGGTGCGCAAGAGGATGAGCGAACTGCGTGCCGATCCTGAGTATGTGCGGCCCGATAGCATCGAAGCCAAGACCGCAGGCAGATCGTGGAAGCGCCGCTCGCCGAAGCGGTGAAGCTGCCGGTGCGTCGCGGATGTCGCAAATCACCTGCATTGTGGGCGGATGCATGTTCGCCGGCCATCCCCGAAACTCATCGCTGCCCGCAAATGGGAAATCAAGCGCCGATACGAGCGCCACGCCAAGGTCGGCAAGCGATCGCGGTCAATGGCCGCCATCCGCATCGCCGAGCTCCAGCGCTGGCTCTCTGACGCAACAGGCGCCGGCGCCGAGATCAAGCCCAGCCCGTGGTCAGAGAGCATCGCGCGCATCTTCGTGCATCATTTCGTGGTGCTGACCGATGGCAACCGCCGCGCCGCCGACTGGCTGGCCACCTATTGCCCCTGGATCGAAACCCGCGACCGCGAATACCTGATCACCGAGGCCAACCACTGCCCGCTCAAATGGGCAGCCGACAAGCTGGCCTGGAAGATCAAGTTGACCGACGCCAAGCGCACCGAACTCAAGATCACCACCATCGGTGCCGTTGACCTCAGCCGCGACGAACGCAGGGAGCGGCGCCGTGCCCGCCATGCGGAACTCGCCCGCACCCGCCGCGCCAAGCTCCGCGTGACCACCATATAGGTGATATATATGCTGGTCACGCTGTGGGCGTTGCGAGCCGCCGCCAGCCCCAGCACATTGCCCCACATGGAAGCCCTCACCACCATCCCCCCTGCATCGCCATCAATTGCGAGCAACAAGGCCTCGAAACCGGGCGAAACTCTCCGCATCAGCGGCCGAAACAAGGTAGCCATCGATGCCATGGTCTACGAGGGGCTCAATCGCAAGGCTGCGGCTGAACGCGCAGGCTTGAAGGACCACGCGCTGTATGTCGCGCTCAGCAAGCCTCATGTCAAAGCGTACTACATGCGGCAGTTGGACGTGTTGCGCACTAGCGAACGCGCGAGAAACATTCACACATTGGCCGAGGTTCGCGATCAGACGTCGAACCAAATGGCCCGCGTCCAAGCTGTGAAGGCGCTTGAGCAAATCGACGACGATCAGGCTCAATCCGGCGGCCGTCAGTCATTGCCAGGCCTGCAAATCGTCATTGTGCAGGGTGGAGTTGGCACACAGCTGACACAGCGACCAGTGATCGATGCGGATATGAAAGTGATATCAGAGGGATAGCGATGACACTGTGTCCCTTGTCTAGGAACTTGCGCGGTGTTGCCCCAACACCGAGCCGACCGCGCGCATGCGATCGCGATCGAAAGGGGGAGGGGGGTGCCTCCGATTCCGCGGGCCGGCGTGGCGAGGCCCGGGGGGTAAATTCGGACGCCGACCTGATCGCTGGTAACTCCCGCACATGCTTCCCCCCGAAATCACTTGGACCGGATTTAGATTTTGCAGCGAGATATCTTGGAGGAAATTGATGCGCACGCTCGATAAGCCGGTGACGGTGTTCGAATATCGCTCGGGCCGGCCGCTGCCGGATTGGTTCGTCGAGCGGTATGACGACGAGCTGCAGGCGTGGGGCCGGAACTTTTCGAAGATCGGGCCGATCAAGCATGTGGTGCTGCGCGAGGGGTATCACTCGGATTTATCGCCGAACCCTGAGAACGGCGCGGTGCTGTACCGGATCGGGCTCGTGGCCGAGGTGTCGAGCCAGCGGGACAAGGTGACGGTGCGGCCGCTGGATGAGCAGTCCGAGGCGCTGATCGCGCGTCACTGCGAGAAGATGCAGCGGCTGGGGATCCCGGCATGCGCCGTGCTGGTCGAGCCGCCGCGGCCCGGCATCCCGATTCTGCCGACGATCAAGCCGAACTGAGGAGAGAGAACTATGCCGCTGCGCAAGGGATCGAGCCGCAAGGTGATATCGCAGAACATCCGCACCGAGGTGAAGGCGGGGCGCCCGCAGAAGCAGGCGGTGGCGATCGCTTATAGCGTCGCGAGAAAATCAAAGGGCGGTCGTAAAAAATGACACTTGGGGCTCCTCTGAGAGATAAATGCCCGGGCAATGGCAAATGACCGATGCCGGCCTCTCCCAGTTCGAGCTCGTCGCCGGCACGCAGGTGTGCGAGTTTGTGGTGTCGGACCGGGAGGTCGACATCATCCAGGGGCCGCTCGGGTCGGGGAAGACGCGGGCGCTGTGCGCGCGGATCATGCGGCATGCGCAGCAGCAGCGGATTTCCAAGATCACCGGGTTTCGGATGTCGCGCTGGTTTCTGGCCCGCAATACCTATCCGGACCTGAAGACGACGACGATCCGGACTTGGCTGGAGATGTTCCCGGAACACGTCTATGGCCGGTTCAACTGGGGCCAGCCGCCGGCGCACAAGATCAGGTTCGGCGACGTCTCGCTCGACATCGACTTCCTCGCGCTCGACAAGCCGGAGGACGTCCGCAAGCTGCGCTCGACCGAATACACCGGGGGCGCCTTCAACGAGCTGCCGTTCATCGAGAAGGAGATTTTCGACGAGGGCACGTCCCGCCTGCGCTACCCGGGCGCCTCGCATGGCGGCTCGGCCTATCACGGTATCATCGCGGACGCGAACGCGCCGGACGAGGATCATTGGCTCGCCTGGATCACGGGGCAGATCGACCTTCCGCCGAACCTGACCGAGGACGAGAAGGCGAGTTATGCGTGGCCAGATCACTGGGGCTTCTACAAGCAGCCGCCGGCCGTGCTCGAGATGCGGGACATGCATGGCGTCGTGACCGGCTACGAGGTCAATCCGGATGCCGAGAACCTGAAGAACCTGCCGCCAGGCTATTATGCCAAGCAGCTGTTCGGCAAGAAGAAAGCCTGGATCGACAGCCGCCTGCGCAACGTCGTGGCGCTGGTGATCGACGGCTCACCGGTTTATCCGGAATTCGTGACCGATGTGCATGTCGCGCGCGAGGCACTGCGGCCGATTCCGGGCGTCACGCTGACGGTCGGCCTCGACTTCGGCCGGCAGCCGGCGGCGATCTTCATGCAGGCGGCGAACAACCGGGTTTATGTGCAGCACGAACTGCTGGGCCACAACGAAAGCTCGGTGACCTTCGCGCCGAAGGTGAAGCGGTTCATCGCGGACCATTA